AGTCAATCCACCACCAGGGTTACTAATTGTGTAAGTGTTAGGGTATTTAAGAATAACAATTCCTGATCCGCCATTACCTGATATGTGTGTACCAGCTGTGTATGGTGCTGCGCCACCGCCACCACCTAAATTAGTTGTACCATTTGTACCATTATCTGAATTGCTACCACCACCTGTACCGCCACCACCTGTGCCACCGCTACCGCCTGCTGTTGGTGCTCTTCCATCGCCTGCACCACCACCACCGCCGCCATAAGTTACAGATGAACCAGTAATTGATACGGCAACACCAGCACCACCAATTCTTGTACCACTACCAGCATTACCTACTGCACCAGCACCGCCACCACCGCCACCTGCACCAAAACCTGAAACGCTATTAGCACCAACTCCACCATCAAAACCTTGATTAGTAGTGCCTGTTCCTGCTGGATTACTTTCTGCTGCACCGCCACCACCAGAACCACCATTATTTGGTGTTACTTGATAGCCACCACCTCCACCGCCACCAGTTGATGTAATTGTATTAAAGACAGAATCAGATCCGTTACTACCCCTGGAACTAGCACCACCTGAATTAGTTGTACCACTGCCACCAGCACCAACAGTTACAGTTACATTAGTGTTTAATGCTAGAAATAAAGCAGTTTCTAAACTTCCACCGCCACCAGTTGCAGTAACAGTGCTTCGTAAACCACCAGCACCACCACCACCGCCACCATTATTTCCACCACCAGCACCACCAGCTACAATTAAATAGTCAACAGTTACACCAGGTGGTATAGGTGGATTATATATACCAGCAATAATATTACCTATCATTAAGCAATAGCCCCTACTACGTACCAAGTATTAGCAGCTGTTTTAATACATACTGCTGATTTGTATTGTGCAAGGGTTGGAGATGCTGCAGTTGCACCAGCACTTAATACTGTAGTAGTGCCTGGTGTTACTGCACTAATTGTGCAAGTACCTACACCAATATTTAACACTGTAATTGCTGTGCCTACTGCAAATGCTACGGATGCATCGGTTGGGATCTTAAATGCTATAGCAGTTGCTTTATTCATTATCTCTAATACCTGATATTGATCTGCTAATACAGCTGTGTAATCTGCTGTGTTTGCAGTGCCTACAGTAAAGGCTGTTAAGCCATTGAACATAGCACTGGTAAGTACATCACCTGTTGCTGCTGGAAATCCTGTTGCCATTATATCTCCTTAATAAGATAATACGTTTTGTCCTAAGACACCGTAATCTACGTTGCCTATTATAAACCCATCTATGATAGGTTCAAGTGTTGTAAAGGTCGTTTTCCAACTATTCGGTGTGATATTCATGCGTACACCAAAAATCTGTAGAGTCTTTTCTAGTAAAGATCCGCCTGGCTGGGTAGTGATAATTGTTATAGGGTCAAAAAAGTCTAGGTCTAGGGCTGCAACTATGCCAGTATCGTAGTTAGGCGTGTATAAGTCCAGGACTATGGCATCACATCGGATCGTTGTCTCAGCTCTACTAGCCACATAAGCCTGGGCATATTGAAGTGCAACTGCGTCTGTTTCCATTAACAGGTTATCTTGAAAATAACTATGTAGAAAGTATTTATCTATACTGGCTTGATTAAATGCTACCTGTGCAGTTCCACCAGTCCTAGTAATAGTAGCTTTATTAAATATAAGCACATCATTTAGTATCCAACTGGCATCAAAATAAACTATGCCCGAGCCGTTATCTGCAAAAACTGTAGGTGTGCCACCAACTGATCCAACAGTTACTGCTCTATCTTGAAATACAAACGAGTTATTAGCATCTACATATAAAGCACCATACTCTGAGGTTGATACAGTAGTTAGTGCCTGCAGTGCTGTGCGATTAGTGCCAGGGTCTGCTTGCATAGTAGTAAGTCCTGCATCTACATCACGTTGAGTTGCTGGCCAATCAATTTGATCTAATATCTGATTTATGCGTGTGCCAGATAAGTCGCCTGCAGTAGCACCTGTAACTGTGCTTATCTGTGCTAACTGAGCAAGTCTAAAAGCATCAACAGCTTGTATTGTGGTTATTGCTACAGTGTCATCAGACTCGCCTGGGTATGTAGTCACGTAAGATGTAATAAATCCTGAGAAGATGGGATAAGTAACACTGTTGAAGGTTGCACTAATTTGCACTTTCTTCATAGGTGTTAAAACGTTGTAATACGGGCCAGTAACATTCTGCGGATTAAAGTCACCATTCTGATCTACTATGCGTAATGTAAGTGCGCCTGTCTGGAATTGATCTGATAGTGCAGTACGGCCTCGATTAGTCTCAATACGATTAACTTGATTTGACACATCTACAATTACATCTGCAGCATCGGCTAATACGTTAGTGCCAAATATTCCAGATCCAATTATGAAAGCCTCTGCAAAGCTAGGCCCAGTACCAAAGTTAATTATTGCATTTATTACTGGTACTGCCATTATGGTAATCCGCCATTAGGTGCAGTGCTATATCCACTACGCCCAGCAACTTGAATACTCTGAGCTACTAATTGTGCAAAGGCATCACCAGACGGTGCATTAACAGTTAAATTAACATCTAAAGATCTATTACCTGATTCTCTAGCTCTTTCTAATGATATATCGCCAGCACTCATACCAGCATAAGATGATGATCCTTGTAATTGACTGCCTAGACTTTGGAAGTAACTAGCTGTTAACGGTGTAAATCCACCACCGGTCATGCCACCGCCTAAAGAAGTTTTACCAGATTCTTTTAATCTCTCGGCTAATATCTGTTGCATACTCATATTAAAGTAAGCCATAGTGCCCACTAATGATTCTGCTAGTTTCTTAAAATATTCAATAGTAGCATCGCCAACTGTGCCTAGAGCAGTGGCTAACTTCTTAGCGGCCTCTGCCGCTTCCATCTCTGCTAGTAACTTCTTAGCCAAAGCCTCGTTATTATCTAATATGGCTATCTGAGCCTTAATGCGTAGTTTAGTCTCTTCATCGGTTGCAGCGTTTAGTGCAGCCGCTAATCCTATGCGCTCTAAGTCAAACTTGTCTCGTAACTGATCTACGGCAGTCTTAGCCTTTAGTAAAGCATTTTCTTGTTTACGGTAAGTTACTGCATCTTTAATAGCTTTGTTTTCGGCTTTTTGTAATGGTATGCCTGAGTATCCACCCATGTTTTTTGACGTACCTGTAGATGTGCCATAATTTTTAGTTGCTACCTCGGCAACACCAGAAAGGGCAACATATCCAAATGCTGCTTTAACAGCTGTAGGGTTTTTGCTTGCAAGGGCTAACAATAAAAGAGCAGGCTTAAAAGATGGATTGTTTACTACTGATCCTATTTTGTCTGTTAATTTTGCCAAATTGACAACAACGTTGGAAATATTGGTGGCTAGGTTTTCAAAATCATTAGAAAGATTTTCAATAGAATCGTCTCTACTTAATATTGTTAAAGCATCTACTAATCCTTTACCTATAGTTTCTGTTGCGTTTGCAGCAGCTACTTTGAGTAAATCCATTTTGCCTGAGTAAGTTTCTAGTCTGGCTAATGCCTGACCCTTGAACTTAGCATCAAGTGCTGCCATAATTTTATTCATATCACCACTAGCTATAGTGGCTTTATCTAATCCTGTACCTAATCTTGCTAATGCTGTAGTAGTACCAGATGCGCCTTTAGCAATAGCAGCCACGACAGTCGCCAGATCTTTGCCTGTGCCTGCGCTGACATTTAATGCGGTCTCTAAAGCCTGTTGACTTAAAGTAACTGAACCTGTGGCATTTAACAAAGTTTGAAATGCTGGCCGTAATTGATCGTCTAAAATACCATATAACTTCTGCATGCTGGCAATATAGGCTTCTACTTCGCCTATTCTAAATGCGTTACCAGTGTTTTCTAATTGCACAGCAAGTGATTTAGCTGCCTTCTCATCGGCTGCAAATGCACTAATAGCCTTTTTGCTAAATGCTAGTAGTTGATATCCACTAAATGTAACTCCAAACGTACGACCTAATTTTTTAACCGACTTGTCAAAGGCTGATATATCCTTCTGACCCTTTTTGAGTGCTTTGCCATTAAAGGTAGCAATAGCCGAGACGACTACATTGGCCATTAGGCTGCCTTGGTAATCTCTGTAGATTTATTAAAATCTATAGCTGTGGCATTTATAGCATTTAGAATTGCATCATAAACTTTAGTGCTGTCTTGCGCCCAAGCCTTGTAAATCAAACGCCCCTGCGTCTTACGGCCAGCTGATCTAATATCTTTAATTTTTGGTTGTTTTGTTACTGGCTCTAATGCAGCTACGAATTGCTGGCTAGCGAATGGATTGTTAGATTTGTATTCTTCAAGAGCTCTACTTCTAGCAGACTTCTTAACATAAGTGCCGCTGCCTTCATGCTTAAATGTAAATGGCGCACGACCTTGTGGGTTTAGACGCCCTGCTACTTCGTAAATTGAACCTGATCGGCTTGCATTGTAAACGTAGTTGCTAACTTTAAATCCGTTTTTAAATGTTTTATTTTCACCTGGATTATATCCAATACCAGCCCGAACCACTGAGGCATCGTATTTAGGGAAAGTGCCAGGATTACCAGATGCTTTGGTCCAGCCAGATAGCACATCAATATTGCTCTTTACAAATCCTTTGGCTTTGAATGCAACGCCACGCATTAAGGGATCTATTGCAATTCTAATTCTTTGACGCATATCTTCGTCCATAAACTCTAAGCCTTTGAGGACATCTTTAACGCCTACGATTTCTACTGGCATTTTTAATCTCCTTAGCTCTATCTTGTAAGACCTGCACAATAGCCCGTAACATCTCTGGGTCCATGTCAATGAACTCACTAGGCGCAATCCCTAGCTCTACAGATAAACTAGCTATCGCATAGAGCGTAGAATCACGCTGTATTATTTTTTTTCTTCGTCTAATACCTCGACAGTTTCTAGGCTGTCAATAAACTCAATTCCAAACACAGGAACGGTTATGTTAGCCCTACGTAAACACTCATGAGCCAAGAAATAGATCTCGGTCTGTCGTTCGTGGTCACGTAGGACTTTACTAATTCCTGCGCCATACTTTAACTCGAAAGCGTACTCGACACCTGGTGTTATCTTATGTTCTGTGACTTCACCATTAGCCCTTGTTATCTTTAGCTTTGCCATTATTGCTCCTTATGCTACCGCTACAGTTATTACGCTGTTGCAGGTAAATGTGATGCTCTGTGATGAGATATCGCCAACAGCACCGTTTACGTTTTGTAGGTTGTTAACTAATACAGTAGTGCTATATGAAGGATTTGTTGCAGATACTGCTCCAGATGTCTGCTTAATCACCACAGGTACAGTAGTACCATAAGCAGCACGTAGAGTAGGAATTACAGTTGTTGCTGCATTGTCGTTAAGGAAGTCTAGAGTAATTGTTGATGCCTCTAATCCCTTAGCAAACTTGTGTGCAGTATCGCCCATAGCAGTGATTTCTAATTCATCAAATGCTTGGTTAATAGTTACAGCTGTTACATACGCTGATAGGTCAACGCTATTAAATGTAACCGATGCGGTGTTATTTAAGAATATTGCCATTATTACTCCTTGTCTTTCTCTTTAGTAGGTGCAGGTGTTGGTGCTTCTTTGATCTGGCCTATCTTCTTTAAGAAGGCTAAATCTTCTGGTGTTAGATTCATGTTAGCTCCAGCTCGTTAGAATTGATACAGTTATTTCTGCAGTTAATAAATCTCCGCTTGCCACACTAGCGATAGCTGGAGCAGAGACACTTGATATGTTTAGCACCAAAGATGATGCATTTAGTTTAGTCACTACGGCTACAATAAAATCTTCTATGCCTGCTAGGTTGCCTTGATTGTCAAAGGCCGGTGCTGTGATCATTACCTTAAAGTTTGCTAGTGGTGCAATACTTGTGTAGTCATTATTAGACGGCACTATGTATGGATCAGATGGTGTAATGATAACGCTATTGGCTAAAATTGTTGCTGGTGGGTATGCGAAAGTTGACCAGACGCCTGCATTGGCTAGGTCTGTTGCTAGTGTGCCACGTAATGTGGTTATTGCTGCTGGCATTATCCGACCAGTGAATTAGG